ACCTGTTACACCACCTGTTACACCACCTGTTACACCACCTGTTACACCACCTGTTACACCACCTGTTACACCACCTGTTACACCAGCACGGTATTGCACACCAGCTTTCCACGCCCGCCACGCGAGACGCGTCTTAACGTTCAGGTACCCTTTCTTTGAACCTTTGTTAACCGGCAGACCCTCGACTACAGCCCACCGTTCAAATGCTTCTCTCATAACTTAGTCCTCATCATCTTCTAAGTCAGGGTACACTATGAAATCTCCAGGCCTTTGCAACTCAGCGCCAGCCATAAAATAACCAAGTGCTTCGGCCCTTTCGGAATCTGTTTTAAACTCAGACAAAGGGTATCTTTCATAGAACTTGTTAATTAATAACGCCTGGTCAAACTTAGTCGCATCGTAACCGCTCATAACTCTACCCCATGGTGCTTAAGGAAACTGTTTAACTTGTACTCACGGTACTGTACGGACGCTTTAGCGCGAGCGACAAACCATGCCTTTGAGGAAAAATATGGCGTACTCTCCCATGTATCGAGAGCTAATTTAGCGTTACTTAATCCGCGACGTAGACGCTCAAGGCGTAATTGGTTATACGGACTCATACCAACCCCATCTTCTCTTTAACGTGCACCCAAAACTCACCACAATACCAGCACCACATAAGATTAGGTGTCTCGCGCACCCAACCATAATCCTTTCGGGCACGAATCGGAATAATGCCTTTAGTGAAATAATAACCCGTGCGCAGAAAATCAGGGTCGCGCGTCGCAGTGCGCCACATGTTATAAAACTGCTCCAGCCCGGCACCCCGGCGCATGACCCGTATTTTATGGTTATATTCCGCTACTGTTTTCAGTTCAGTGTTATTCATTTACGGCAACCTCCCTCAGAGTCGTCGGCACGAGCATCACGATTCGATGCCGTTCTCTCCCGCACTTCGACCATCCTTCCTACCTCTGCGGCGTAATACACATACAGCTTTATTGCGTAATCTTTATTACTCGTGGTCTCTGTTATGGCTCCGTCTACGTATACGTCGTAAATTAATTCTTCCATCACTTCGCCCCTTTGAATTTAAAATTGTTGCCGATGAGTTCCATATCCTGCGCGTATAAAACGGTGAGATACGACCCCGTTAAAGATTCAGCAAAATAGATATTATTTTCTTTGTGAAATGCGAATATGACCGCAAATTCTCCGGTCTCAGTAACCCGAACCAACTGACCCTTCTTAAACATAACCCTCACTCCTCTGTCTCGTTTCGATAAGTGAATAGTATCCTATTATGTTGGGGTGTGCAAGAGATTAGTTACGTTGCCGTTGTGATTCTTTAGGGAAGGTTGTGCCTTTATTCTTATTACTTGGTAACTAAAGGGCAGGCCTTAAGCCTGCCCAATAATCGTTACATTTTTACGGTTGCGAATCTACGGCACATTAAGAAACAGTAGATATTTCAGCGGGTTACTTCTTTAAATGAGATTTAGATACACTTATCCTTAAACCCCAAGGCAAGCATCTCAGTTGTCTGGGAGGGGTTGACGAATCCCTCGGGGAGGGTTCGTCAACTCCGTAATATATACAAGTCCCAAAACCATTATACAAACATGTGTCAAGAACTTTCAATAACTTTTTTGTAAAGATTAAATATAGCAGGGATTGGTTGCTTTTACATCCCCGCTATCCTATACTCAGCTCCACCAAACAAACAGGAGATATAAAAATGCAACATTACATGACCCAGAATGAAGTAGCTGAGCGTATTGGGGTGACACGCCAGACAATTAATAACTGGTTGCGCAGTGGTAAATTCCCTGACTGCTGTATTAAAGTTATGGGTCGCCGTTTACCAGGAACATTTGACCGTAATAAAGTTGAAGCGTGGATTAAGGAGAATGTGAAATGAAAGGTGTAATTTTCCACAATAAAGCAGAAAACGAAGTGTATATGGTTCACTCCGTGGTTGGAGAGTTCGCCCTATGCTTCAACATCTCTTGCCACCTTGATACCTACCGGCCTTTCTGCGTAGAAACAGAAATGAAGCTAATTAGCTTACGCCAGCTAAGCACCATGTCGGCGTCGCTTAACGTAAGAGATAATCTCGGGTATATCGACTTCTATTTCGGCGATGATTTGGTCGAGGAATATTTTGAAGAGTATAAAAATTTGCTGGAAGAGTTGGCTAAACGGTAAAAAGAAACCCCAATGCTAGAACGTCGGGGCCGAAGCACAAATCATCAAAGTAAGCACAAGGATTATACAATGACGAAGTTAATAGTTCCACAGTTGCGCCGCCAGAAACACGGCGCTGATTTCTTCGCACCGGTAAAGATGAACCGCGCAATGCGTCGTATGCAGGAAGCCTTAGAACGCGCGGAGAAAAAGAAATGAATATTGTTTTTGCAACGCTGCGTAACACTTTCGATAAAAACCCGGTAGCCCGTGAAATGCCACTGGAGCAGTTTGTAGAGTATGTCTGCGATACATCGAAGCGCCTGTCCGTAGACCCGTCATGGACTAAGGAAGAGTACGACGCGGCCAAGATTAAGCAGAAAGCTATTGCGCCGGTTGGCGGTCGCCGTAAGAACGCGATTCTGGAAGACAGTGTGGTTAAGTTCGATTTCGACCATCTAAACCGTACCCAGTACCGCGACCTCACCCGCAAATTCAAGAACGCGCCGTTCTTCAATATTCTGCACACAACGGCGTCGCACCAGCACGCGTGTAAAAACGGTGACTACGCTTTCCGCGTTCTTGTACCGGCCCGCACGCCGTTTAACTCTAACGACGCGTGGATGGTGCAACGTGCTATTTGTGCTGAGTTAGAAATAGACGAAGCATTGCGCGACCACTGCACAGAAGATGGCAACCGCCTTATCTACCTGCCGCATAAAGAGTCGAAGATAACGGTTACAGAAGGGCGTGTTATCCGTGCCGAGCGGTACATCAAGAAAGCCGAAGAAATGGGGTTGCGTAAGCGTGAAGCTAAGACCCTTGCTGCCGATGAGCATGGGCTTAACGCGGATATAGCGCATTTCTGCGAAGCGGAGCTTGGCCTTGACGCTTTATCTTCCGGTCGCGGGTACGAAGTGCCTTGCCCTAACGAACACCTGCACACCGGCAAAGGCTCCACCAGCATCATGCTCGACGGTAAAGAAGTGCGCTTCGTGTGCCAGCACACAAACAACGGTGCTTGCACTGAGCTTAACCGCCGACAACATTTGGCCCTGCGTATGTGCGGCCTTCCGGACGAGCTTAACGTAGACAAGCAACCTATCAGTATTAACAGCATTCGTGCGGCTCTGCCTGATTTACCGGATGAAGAGATTGAAGAACTGCACCGCACAGAGAACGAGGAGCCTGTAACTTGTACACTGGAAGACCTTGAAGACGATGACGAGTTACCTGAACCGGTAAAGGCTGATTTCGTCGTTGAAGGGTACATGCCGTCGGATTGCATCTGGGACATCGTCGGGGAATCCGGCACATATAAATCATTCTATACGCTGGGTATGATGTACCTGAGCGCCGCAGGGTACCGGTTTGCAGGCGCTGATACACAGCGTTGCCACCATTTCTATATTGACGGTGAGGGCGGTGCTGCCACACGCACCCGTATTGATGCACTCGCGGCTAAATACGGCGAGGAAGGTAAAGATTATGTACATGTCATCGATATGGGCGAAGTTGGCAAACTGAAAAGCCTGATTAAGCTAATGCGAGAAACTGCGGGTGGCGAACCCATCGGCATGGTCGCGTTCGATACTCTCAACCAGACACTGGCCCTGACGATTGATAAGTTCGACGAGAACAGTTCATCAACGGCAATCGGCATGGGTAAAGTTATCGCCATCCTTAAAGAAGTACGTGACGCAACTAAAGCCGCGGTGGGCGTCGTCCACCATACACCGAAGGGCGGAAAGAAAGCCCGTGGCAGCGGGGCGCTGTATGCGGGTGTCGATGTGGAACTGACAATAGAACGTGCAACCGACCGTCAGATAAACGTATACCACTCGAAATTTAAGCACGGGCCTCAACAGAAAACGGTTGGCATGGTGCTGGAGTCCGTACAGTTCCGTGAAGCGCCGCCGCCGAAAGAGTACCGCGCGGTTGAGTTCCTGGGCAGCACAGAGGAATACGGCACAATCGTAAACCTCGACCTGCCGGAACCACACAAGGCGCTTGTTCTGATGCCGTGGGGCTTCGAGCCGTTCAAAACTGACGAGGAGAAAGAGCGGGAAGAAGGGTTAACTAACGAAGGTAAACAAAAAGTAAAGGAAGAAGTTAAACGCGGCAGGGATGAAGTAAGGAAGGAGTCGATACTTTCGGCACTGGAAGACCTGCAACAGTCAGATGACACAGGTCGCGGTTTTACTCAGCAGCAGATAGTGGCCCGTTCCGGTGACTTTTCTGTGACTAACACCCATCTTGATAAAATGCTGAAAGATGGTGAACTAATGCTAGGCTGTGATGCTAATGGCGAAGTAGTACCGAGAACGTATCGTATACCTGAAAGAATAGGGGATAGATTAAGGCCGAAGACAATATACGAACCGAATGAAATGCTAGTGGTTACTGAGGAAGATTTGGAATAGGTAAAAAGAAAGGGGCGTTAAGCCCCTTCACCGAACGCCAGCCACTTGGCGTCTACTTCCAGCACTTCCGCCAGTTTAAACAGCGTCGCCGGGCGGACGTCCTGAGTCACCCCAAGCGCAAGCTGGTTAATAGCGCCCTGGGAAACGCCCGCCAGAACAGCCAGACGGCGCTGGGAGATGCCGAGTTCTTTACGGCGTTGTTCTACACGGATACCTAGTTCAGATGGTTGCATGTCAATTACTCCTTAGTCAGTTGATATGTGAATAGTACCATATTAATTATTTTAGAAAAGCCCATTGACAAGTGAATAGTTCGCTATTATAGTTAGCCTATACCAAACGAGAGGAGAGAAACAAATGTTAGAACAGTTCTTAAAATTACTGGAGCGTTTCGTAGTTGCCCATGAACTGATTGCGGCGAACAGTGCGAAACAAGTTGTTCATGCCGCCGCGCCGCTGGAAGTAGAGACGGTAGTGTATACCGAAGAATCAGCTTCCGAGTGCGAAGAAGAAACAACAAAAGAAATCACGGTTGAAGGTGAAGACGTCGTTGACACTAAACCTGCGGAGGAAGAGAAGCCGAAACGCAAGCCGCGTAAAGCTAAAGTAGAGGAACCAACGCCAGAGCCGGAAGAAGAGAAGGAAGAAGTCGATTACCAGTCTCTGCGTGACCAGATTCAGGCTATCGACGATGCAATTAACGAAGGCCCGAGCAATGCCGCGTGTGACGATTCGGATGAACTGCTAGAAGAGTTCACCGGCAAGAAGATGAAGATTGCCGCGATTAAAGACGAAGACCTGGCCGAGTACCTGGAACGCCTGACGGCAATCAAGAACAAGTATTTCAAAGAAGAATAACTATCTCGCGGCCTTCGGGCCGCTTTAACTGAGGGTCGGAATTATGATTTACCAACTCTACCGCGCCGTTGACAGGCGGGATAACATAGAGGCGTTATGGCTGTTGCGTGCGCCGTCCGGTGCACACCAGATGGAAGAGATGGCGTACTTAGGAAAAGTACCACGGCCTAAAGATATAGGCCGTCACGTGTCGCAGATTAAGCGCACGACTTTTGCCAAGCCTGACTTTTATGTCTTCGAGTCGATGTATGGGTGGGCTATGCACTGCGACCATAAGACACGACATTTAATTGACCAGTGGGAGAGCAGGGTATGATTCTAAAAGAACGCGGTGGCAATAACGACGTACACGCATTACTGTCGCCATCCGGTGCTAAAAAGTGGCTTACCTGCGCCGCATCGCTGGCCTGTGAAAAAGACATTCCAAATACGTCAGGTAAAGCCGCCGTATTGGGTACCGCCATGCACACCATAGCTGAGATGCACTTAAACCAGTACATCAAAGGCACTGCGCTGCCGTTAGAGCGTGAAGTCGGCGCTTACGTGCTGGATGAAGGTAAAGGCCAGATTAAGGCGCTAATCAGCCCGATGAAAGGCGCGGTACTGATTACGGCGGATATGATTGAGCAAGTGCGCAAGTATACCGACTACTGCAAAGCGATTATCGATGTAGCGACTTACGCCAAGCTGGAAATGCGGGTAAATCTTACCGAGGTATTGCATCCGGGCTACGAAGGCGTTGAGACATTCGGAACCGCTGACCTTGTTGCCGTTCAGGAACTGGCGAACACCGAAGAGCACATGCTCATTATTGGCGACCTGAAAACAGGACGGCATCGTGTCGAAGCGAAAGAAAACAAGCAGCTTATGCTTTACGCGCTGGGTGTTTATCGCCGACTAAAGCGACGTTATAGCATAACAACCGTTCGTCTGGTCATCTTCCAGCCTTACGCTGGGGGCGCGTCAGAGTGGGACATCTCGGTTGAGGGCCTTGAACTGTTCGCTAAGTTTGCGCAGAAACGCGCGCTGTTGGCCCTTGATGCTTATTCCCGCGGCAAGAAGAACCTGAAAGCGTCGGACTTCAAGCCGTCTGTCGATGGTTGTCAGTGGTGTCGGTTCTCTGAACAATGCGCTGCGCGTACAAAAACCGTTAACTCGGTACTGGCGGAAGAACTGGAAGACGATTTTGCGCTGGAACTTACGCCGGAGCAACTCGTAGCTGAGTATGAGAAGTTGCCGTTGTTGCGCCAGCACATCGACAAGGTTGAGAAAGCTATGGCCGCCGCGTTGCATTCCGGTAAGAAAGTGCCAGGGTACAAACTGGTTGAAGGTCGTCCTGGTAATCGTGCGTGGAAAGATGCGGAGAAAGTAGCAGAACTCTACGGCGACAAGCTGACTAAAGAAGTGCTCATGTCACCTACCGAAGCTGTTAAAGTCATACCGGAAGAAGAACTGAAAGACTTCATTACCCGTAAGCCCGGCGCGCCATGCGTCACAACGGCGGATGACAAACGTCCTGAGTGGAATCAGGTTAGTGAAGAAGATTTGGAATAAAGTGTTGACACCTGAATAGTTAGCTATTATATTTCTAATCACTGGCCGGGCAGCTTCCCGGAGTAAACTGAAAACTGAGGAATCGAGATATGGGTATTAAACTGAATCTGCGTAAAGTAAACACTGCATGGGTTAACGTATTTGAACGCGAAAAAGACCGTGAAAACGATGACGGCTCAATCACTAAAGGCCAGTACAGCGCAACGATTATCATGCCGCCGGACCATGCTCAAATCGACGCGCTCTACGACACTGTTTACGCTGTAGTCGAAGAAGCATTGGGTGCCGCCGCTGCCGAAAAATGGATGAAGTCTAACTACGGCGAAGGTAAGCACATGGATAAATGTGCGATTAAAGATATTGCTGAGCGCGACAATCCGTTTGAAGACTTCCCGGAAGGCTTCTACTTCAAAGCGAAGGCTCAGAAACAGCCACTGATTGTAACCTCTAAAAAAGGTGAGACTCAGGTAGAACAGGACTTCAACGTAGACGGCGAACAGATTGAAGGGGAACAGGTTTACAGCGGCTGCGTTGCTAACGTAAGCGTCGAAATCTGGTTCAGCCAGAAATACAAAGTCCTCGGCGTCAATCTGCTGGCGATTAAATACGTTGGTGAAGGTAAAGCGTTTGGTGGTTCTAAAGTTGCTGCGAGCGTCGATGACCTGGAAGACGACGAAGAAGACGAAGCACCGCGCCGCGAACGTCGCCGCCGCTAATATCTGAATCAATTTAACTAGGGCCCTTCATTGGGCCTTTTTACTAAGGGTCGAAAATAATATGCCTAATCTATTGTATCTGGATACTGAGACATTCTCTGAAGCGGACTTAAAGAAAGTCGGATCGTATGCGTACGCGGAGCATCCGACAACCGAGATTATAATTTGTACATATGCCATTGATGATGGGCCCGTAGAAGTATGGGATTGCACTTCCGAACCGGTAATGCCAATAAGCCTCCGCATTGCGCTGCGCAATGTTATGCGCGGACGTATGAGAATTGTAGGTCATAACTTTTTAATGTTCGACAGGCTTGTTATGAAGCACTGCTGGGGCGTTGATATCAAGCCAAGAAACACCATTGACACGATGATTAGAGCGTTTCGTCACGCGTTGCCGGGTTCACTTGACGCATTGTGCGAAGTGCTGGGCGTATCTGCGGACAACGCGAAAGACAAACGCGGTAAAGCACTGATTCAGCGTTTTTCTAAACCGACGCCGAAGAACTACAAAATCCGCCGTTACACCGCCGAAACTCACCCAGATGAGTGGGCGCTGTTCATCAAGTACGCCGTGAGCGACATCACTGCGATGCGTGAAGTCTTCCATAAGCTGCCGCGTTGGGGTAACTCCGAGTTCGAAGACCGTGTACTGGAACTTGACCAGTTAATCAACGACCGCGGGTTTAAGGTTGATGTGGCGCTGGCGGAAGCTGCGATTGAGGCCGTAGAGAAACACAAGGCGCAGTTGCAGGAAGAAGCCCAACGCAAATACGGCGGCTCGCTAACTGGCAAAGACTTTCTACCTATTCTGCGGGAACTGGCCCCCGCGCACCGTATTCATAACGCGCAGAAGTCGACACTCAATGACCTGCTGGCGGATGATGATTTGCCAGATGACGCCCGCACGATTATCGAAATGCGCCTCGGGGCCGCGTCTACAGCATCGACGAAATATAACCCGCTGCTGCTGGGTCGCTCGTCGGACGACCGTCGTCGCGGTTGCTTGCAGTACGGCGGGGCAAAACGCACTTTGCGATGGGCGGGTAAAGGCTTCCAGCCGCAGAACCTGGCGCGCGGGTACTATCACGATGATGAACTGGATAAAGGCATTTCAGCGTTACTTAAGGGCCGTGCGCATCGCCGTTTTGATGTGGCCAAGCTAACGGCATCTACGGTTCGTAGCTGCATTATCCCGGAAGCCGGGCATAAGTTTGTCGTCGCCGATTACTCTAACGTTGAGGGTCGTGGGCTTGCGTGGCTGGCGGGCGAAGAAACCGCGCTCGATACGTTCCGCGCCGGACTGGATATTTACTGCGTAACCGCGGGCAAGATGTTTGGTATGGACCCTGATGACATTAAGAAAAACTTCAAGGAAATCAGACAGATAGGCAAAGCATGCGAACTGGGTCTCGGCTACGAGGGCGGCGTCGGAGCGTTCGTTACGTTCGCCAAAAACTTAGGCCTCGACCTTATTGAGATGGCAAAAACAATGGACGGGACTTTCCCCGACCACATCTGGGCTGCTACCGCACGTGGGTATGAGTGGGCGCGTATTCAGGAAGCCAAGCGACCACCGCATCCCGGTGAAAAGGATGACCGACCATCATATATTCTGGACAAGAAAGTGTGGCGCACATGTGATGCAATCAAGCGTATGTGGCGCGAGTCACACCCGGAAACAGTAGCGTTCTGGCGCGACCTTAAAGATGGAATTTTAGCCGCTGTTCGTAATCCTGGTCGTGAATTTTGGGCCGGGGCACACTTGCGCCGGAATGGTGAAAGGGCTATCCGCATATGGCGTACCGTAGAATTTGATTCGTCGGGCAGGAAGGTTCCTGGCTGGTGGTTGTGTATGGAGTTGCCGTCAGGCCGTATCCTCTCGTATCCGGGAATCGGCGTTAGTGTGACAAAGGAAACAGACGAAGACGGACGGGTAAACACGAATGTGCGAATCAAGTATCAGGGTGAAAACCAGTTAACCCGCCAATGGACTACCCTGTACACCCACGGCGGCAAAGCCTGCGAAAACATTGTTCAGGCGCTGTGCCGTGATTTACTCGCATATGCGATGATTAATGTTGAGGGTGGCGGGTATCCCATCGTGCTTTCGGTACACGATGAACTGGTGTGTGAAACTCCGGATACCCCAGAGTACACGGTGGCCGAACTGGAAAAATTAATGTGTTCTCTGCCTGAGTGGGCAGAAGGCTTCCCTCTTGTCGCGGAAGGTGCGGAGATGAAGCGCTATGCTAAGTAAACTGATTATCGCGGTACTGGCGGGATTTGCCGCCGGTGTCTACTGTCACGAGGGCCAATACGGCATGATTGTCGCCGTATTATGCATGTTTATCGCAATTTATCTGTGGGTGCTGGAATGAAAATTTACTGGTTATACGAAGAAGACTGTCGAATCTGTCCGCGTTGCGGGATTGAGCATACGAAACGTGAGGGGTGTGTATTATGAGTAACAAACCATTTAGTAAGAAACTAGCCGCGTTAGTGGATATGCCGGAATGGGAATTTATCATGGTAATGGGAGATGGGTTCTTTAGTGACGTTTGTGCCGGGTGTACGCACAAAGGCGTTTACTATTCGGAACACGACATCTATCAAGCGTACTTCCTGCGTAACCCAGATGCGGAGCCGTTGTTATGACGATGTTTGTATTTTGGTCGATAGTAACCATGCTCGCGCTGTTACTCAGTGCGGGAATAGCTTCGATGTTCTATTATGGCCTGTTCTTTAAGTTTGTTGGTGTTGCCGTTCTCGGCGGGGCTTTCATCACCTGGATTCTGCGCTCATGACCCCGGAGGGCAAGATTCAGAAATACGCAAAAGAGCGATTCGAGGCCCTGGGGGGCCTCGTACGCAAATTGTCGTACGAAAATAGAGTGGGCGCTCCTGACCTGCTGGTAATTCTCCCCGGCGGCATCGTATGGTTCGTCGAGGTTAAGAAAGACGAAAATACGAAGCCTGACCTGCACCAGTTACGAGAGCACGAGCGGATGCGTAAACGTGGTGCAAATATTTTTGTCGTCGGGTCGTTCAAACAGGTTGACGACCTAATAGCGAACTATTATAGTTAGTCCTACACCAACAATATAAGGAATTTAGAAATGAAACATGAATACGACCGCAAACCAGCACGTGACATCGTACCGGGCGACATGATTTTCAACGTTAAGACCCGTCGTCCTGTTGCCGTTGATACAGTGTTCGTCGAGTCGAACGGTAAACTGGTCATCGAAGATGTAACCGGTAACGTTACGGCGTTTGGGCGGAAGGAATTGGTACTCTACGTTAAGGGTTGATTATGTCTAAATTTATCCGTCGAGAGTACCAGAAGCTCATGACTTCGTTCATGCTGCAACACCCGCGCTGTAATATTTGGGCCTCGATGGGCGCGGGCAAAAGTTCCGCAACGATGTGGGTTCTAAACCGCCTGTTCCGCAACGGGCAGCTTACGGAAGAGGACCGCGTGTTAATCCTCGCCCCGTTACGTGTTGCATCCGGTACGTGGCCCGCAGAACAAACTAAGTGGGGTTTCCCTTGTCTGAGTGTCGTCGATGCGACCGGTAGCGAGAGGCGCCGCATCGCGGCGCTGGAGTCGGACGCTAACGTGGTATGCACCAACTACGAAGTTATCGAGTGGCTGATTGACTACTACGGCAAAGACGACTGGCCTTTTACGGTTATCGTTGCCGATGAGAGCACGAAACTGAAATCATTCCGCAGTCGTTCAGGCGGCAGCAAGCGGGCAAAGGCGCTTAGCAAGGTTGCGTTCGGTAAGGTCAAGCGTTTTATAAACCTGACGGGAACGCCATCACCTAACGGCCTCAAAGACTTGTGGGGCCAGAACTGGTTTATCGACGCTGGCGAGCGCCTCGGCTCATCGTACACGGCATTCACCGACCGCTGGTTCAACTCGGTACAGAAAGGCAAATCGGCTATGGCGCGCGAATACCACGCTCGCCCTGGTGCGGATAATGAAATTCACCAGAAGATGAAAGACATCAGCCTGACGATTGACGCCGCCGAGTGGTTTGGTTGCGAAGCGCCGATTATTGTACCGGTTGAAATTGACCTGCCGAAGAAAGCACGTCAGGCGTACATCGATATGGAGGAAAAGTTATTCGCGGAACTGGAGAGCGGAGAAGTTGAAGCGGCTAACGCGGCTGCGAAGACATCTAAGTGTTTGCAGATTGCGTCCGGTGCCGTGTATGTATCAGGGCCAGATGGCGAAGCAACGAAAGACTGGGAGAAAGTGCATGACACGAAGCTGGACGCGCTGGAGTCCATTGTTGAAGAGTTGCAGGGTGCGCCGTTACTGGTGGCCTATCAGTTCAAGCATGAACTGGAGCGCATCCTTAAGAGATTCCCACAAGCCCAGGCGTTTGCCAAAGGGGCCAAGGGTAATAAGCAGATGGAAGCGTGGAACCGCGGTGAAATCGAGATTTTGTGCGTGCATCCCGCATCAGCCGGCCATGGTTTGAATTTACAGGACGGCGGCCATCATCTGGCGTTCATCTCGCAAGGCTGGAACCTTGAGCACTATTTGCAGGTCGTGGAGCGTATAGGTCCGGTCCGCCAGAAACAGGCAGGCCACGAACGACCGGTGTTCCTTTATCACATCGTTGCTAAAGACACGCTGGACGAGGTTGTTGCCGCGCGTACCGACGAGAAGAAAACGGTGCAGGAAGAGTTGCTTAATTACATGAAGAGACGAGGTAAGAAATGAAGCTTAATGTTGGAGACGAAATATACAGCGTACATTCATTCAATACTTTCACAATCGAGTACATATCAAAAGACGGCAACAGCTTTGTTTTGGTAAGCTCAGACGGTAAGTACGAAAATTCACGATGCTACACACTGCCGGATATAAAGCGCAGTTTCAAGAAAAGCGAAGGTAAGAAATGAACGTCATAGCCCCGATCCCCGCATTGCAAAAACGTATCAAGGAACTCGAAGAAGAGGTTCTACGACTACGACAGCAAAGAGACGCCGCTAATGCGCAACTGGCGTTTGTACTGGAGAAGTTATCCGAAGATTAGAGAAAAGGCCCCGATTGGGGCCTTAGTTTTATCCTAGTTTTGTATACGTCCAGTTAAATGTCGTCGTGCCCTGACTTGTTATCGCTACATCCCTTCCTGATGCAGAAAACGTTATGAATGCCCCCACTTTTAATGGCGTTAGAGTTAACGCACCATCATACATCGCTAGTTGGGTAGAAGAGTAGTTGGTTCCGCTATCCGAAGCCCATACACTAATGAGATACATCCCCTGCATATTTGGCAATGTAAACAATGTTGTTTGCGTACTGGCATTTACTAATTGCGTTCCTTTTGCGGTGTAGAAACCGGGGGTCTGTAGACCAGCGGATGATACTTGTTGGGTGTACCCACCAGATACAAGACCAGATATCGGGGTGCAGAACCAGTTAACATTACCCTGACTAACTACTGATATAACGGGGGTGCCACCTGCAGGCGCGCGCCAGCGTCCGCTGTACACGTCAATTCGGGATGTTGCGTCCTTAGCGTATAACGTAACAGGGTATCCAGTTCCGATGTAAGTGATTGCGTTCTCCGACAAGTCATCCTCAGAAGAGTCGATTATAACCTGACTTGTTCCGGATGCCTTTATGAAAGAAACGACACCACTTGCCGCGGGGGCTACAGTTTTCATCTGGTTTTGATGAGCTGTTAAGCCAGATATTTTGCCATTAGTGTTCTCAAAATGGATAAGAGAACAATCGGAGCCGCCGTCTGTAGAAATGATATTTCCTTCAGCATCAAATCCCATGATGTTAACCGAGTGCGAGTTAACGAAATGCAAACCGGCACTCCCGTAAGACCCTCCGGATACGCCTATCGCTGATTGGTCCATAGCGCAGTTGAGCATAGTTACAGACATGACGGCACCAAATTGATAAGGCGAGACGCATCCGGATGCGTAGCAAGTCTCCATCAAAATTGTTGTTCCTAGTGTTTTAATAAAGCCATCATGACAATTTCGCGCCCATACGTTTTGTAACTTAGTAAGGTAAGTTCCGGTGGTGTCGGAGAAACAGCGCCATGCACCATGTACTGTGCAGTTTTTAATCTCAGACATTTCAAGACCAGTAGTACCGGCTTCAGTGGAGTAGAAATTAAATGCTATCTTCCCACTATTTCCGGTCGTGACGGTTGGCGTATCCCCCGGATTGTAGAATATATACAGTCCGTCGATGAACAGTTGAATCATTTTCGTCCCACCGGAAGAGCTGCCCTGAGCGAGCGCGAAAAGGGATATATCTCCGTCAACGGATATAAACGACTGGGCACGGTTGATGCCGTCGGTGTTCTCGCCGACGATTCTGACGCTATTATTGAAATAGATGGTGGAGTTAACGAAGCCCGTTCCTTTTGGGATTAGCACTGTCTTTTTGGAGTTGCATGCGGCCTGTATGGCAGCGTAATCAGTCGACTGGGTAAGACTCGTAACAAAGGGGTATACCATCTGGGCTGCTGTAAGAGTAGAGAATTTCTCGCTTAGTGGGTGGATGTCACCATCCCATGTAGCGCCGAAGTCATAAATACTTACAGCATCACTTACCTTGCTATGTAGGGTTCTCCCAACGGCTCCGGCCAGTACAGATTTAACCCCGACCATGGCGTCGCCTAGTTGCACATCGTCCGTGTTTGCTAAATCATCGCGTAGATATGGGTCGGTCTGCGGCTTCCAGTTAGCGTTACCGACCGGGTTAAACGATGCAGGGACAACAACCGGAAGCGTACCCGCGTATGAGTACCACGTTTTACTCACCGGGTCATAAACAATTTTGTCACGGTCATTAACAGTTAGCGTGCCGCCGGTAGAAAAGTCCCACGATACGGGAGAAAAACCAGCGTCACGCAGTACCGCCGGGAGGGTCTTCTGCGTCTGGCCTGTAACAGCATTGGTCGCGTAATCAATATCTGCACCACCAGCAACCCCGCCTGCTTTACCGGTGATAACCTCGATTTCGAAAATCTGGTGTTTACGTGCGATTTGCATCGACTCCAGACTTACAACATCACCACATCCGCTTGACATATAGAGTCCTCTTTAACTAAAACCGTTGCTGAATCCGTCGGAGAAACCGCGACCGAAAGGCGCGACGCCGTCGTATTTATAGAAATCTGCTTCATAGTTAATCCCGGTAATCTTAACCGTTCTGTCGTCTCCGGGGTCAACTGTAGAAACAAGAATCATCTGAGCATTATGCCTTGCTTCGTTACCGAATGAAAACTCAGTTTTTAGTGCGCTATTCCCTGTGTATATCGCCTCTTGAGGCGCAGAGAGCATAACCACTTCACGGTCGTGGCTTCCAGGCACAACAGCAACACTTTGAACTCCGCCGTCTCTCTTCTTAAGAATCAGTGAGTGGTCATCCCCCGGAGTAAACGTAACCGGCTGAGAAAGAGTAAGGGTAAGCCCATTAACGGCAACGACATAACCATCTTGAGGTGCTACTCGCGAGCCTTTAACTACGCTTATTGCCCGTCCTGGAAGCACAAAAACCCCTTCTTCTGTCGCCGTGAATGATACCGTCACCTTCTTCAACAGGTTCTTCTGGTACCGACGGTACGCCGCCCAGTACGCCTGACGATAATTACGTATACCTTTAGAGTCATACGTTTCTGTGTTAACACCGCCCTCGGCGGGAATGCTGATGGTCTCTTTTACGTTAGTATCTGGGTCGATGTAGGAGAACTTAAGACTATCGTATACCTGAGCGTCGTTGAATGTGCGCGTCCACTTTTCCGAAGCTGTTGTCTTACTTCGATGTGTGAATACCATTTCCGGCCCCATACGCGGGCGCTCGAAATCCAGTAATATGTCTTGCCCTTTACGATATGGAGTGCAGAAAATAGCATCGGCTATTGTGCTGATGATATCCTGCATGGTCATTTTATAGTCGTCAAAAGTGTAGCAGAATTGACCCGCCTCCACGTTACCGAAATAATTCTCAATCTCGGTCTGAGTCGCTAACAACTTGTCCATATTGGATGTTGTTAGGTTGAGATTACCTACTACCGGGTCACGGGCGAGACGTATTAATGATTGAATGGCCTGAGTATTCGGTGTCATTACGGTGTCGAATACACCATTACCGAGGTATTTGTACACCATCTCTGTGGCGACCATACGTAACTGTGGTTGCTTAATCTCTGCGGCCCGCGGCGTCTGCTTACGTGCCGAGTGTACGGTAGTACGATTGCCGTAATGTGGCGTAGTGTCACGGACCTGACCGTAAAGGTTGATATAGGAAACCTCGTCTACCACGGTGCCCTCGAAATCAAGGTCCAGGTTGGTAACACGACGGGCACGTACCCTAACTTTCGACCTCATGGGCAAGTCGGCGTAAATAGTAACTCCGGTGTAGTCGGCGGACCGACCAGATATAACGGCCTGTTTTGAATAGATACTCCCGTATGGGGCACCGGTTTCATCGAGTAGTTGGTATTGGAGTTCAATAGTTACCGACGTACGCAATTTACTGCCGTTGTCTTTATACATACCGTTAGCGGCAGCGATGTTGACTACTACGCGTTCAACTTCCAGGCGGTTTAAGGTGGTCCAGTCGGTTAATGTTCTTTCATACGTATCCACGGGGCCTACCCACGTGTCACTTCTCTGGGAAAGTGAATAGGTGGTTGAGCCTAAAGCAGCCCAATTAGACGCGCCGCCGGTGTCGACCCGCAGCTCGAAGTTATCGACATAAAGAACACGAAAGTTGCCGTTGGTATTTGTTACGTCCGGAACGTCAAAGTTATTGAACGACGCGGTGTCACCAACAGATAATATTTCCGCGAAGCCAGAATCCCCCGTGTCGTCATACAGGTATCCAATTTTTGTAGCAGAGTCATATCTCACGCGGCCCGTGTCGCTTGGGTTGACCCGAATATCGTTCTGGGCTTTAAGAACGGCTCCATCTACTTCATTAGACGCGATAGTTATATAAAGATTCTGATTGATAGGTTCCCCCACCAGAAGCTGCGGGGTATTTGTATTGTTGGGGGATGTAAACGGCGCGTACACCGCGACAGAGGTCCCCGTAATCTCCTGTACCTTAGTATCGCCGTCGGTAATATCTTCGGCCCTGATGTCCAGATACCCACGACCGGCATCGTAGTATCCGTATTCAATAATGCGACCAGATTCATCGAATATTTTATAGGTAGTCATGAGGTCATTAGGGATAGTCTGGACTCTGCCGCAAATATCATACGACCGTTCATATGGACGGGGTTTATTGTTTCGGTCCGTCAGGCTGTTGTTGGGGGACTCAGCCTGCTGGTTCGCTAAACTCGTTTTAGGCGTTTTCTGCGACGGAGAAATCAACTTGGTAACAAATTTAAGCACACCCAAAGGGTCCAGGAGTTTACCCAGAAAACCGCCACCGCCACCAGCGCCTTCGATAATATGGAAAACATCGTCTTCTTTCAGCGCTTCGAAATCTTCAGTTACTTCCGTGTCCTCGCCGATCTCGCCACGGTAAATACGTACAGGCACCCCGTCGGGGATGTTAGCGACGACGTATTCCATCGGCGGTACGTTGTGCCGTTCGCGGTCGAAAGTACCGTCTTCGTTACGGGTGTAATGTAATGTCAGCGCCAAAATTCTATCTCCGCATAAGTTTCGCGCAAGTCTTCCAGACGGTCTAACCGTACCTGGCGACTCGCCAGCTCGCAATGACTAACCATACCGTCATAGTATACTCCGGCGTGCCAGATTACACGGTTTCTGTGCCGTGTTGCCATCAGCACGGCATCGAAGTTTTGCGGAGTTTCTACGCGTACAAGGCCTTTAGTATCTTTATGGCCTTCTTCGAAGGCGTCGTTAATCTGTGTTGGCGAAGCGACGTTAAACTCAGGCGTAAAGAGGCCTACATCCGCACGAACGTTACGGACATGGTGCCAGCAATTACGACGGCGAAAGTCGTACGGCAACCCTGTATAAGAATTAATATTCATGTGGACAAAACGCCCCGTAACAATGGGATTACTGAAGGGGTCATTAGTTCACCAGTGGCCCTTTGGTTCAACATAGGAACGCCAACGTCGGCGGTAAATAGCCCCTTTTCCTGGTTTATCGACTGTAACTCGTACACAACAGGCCCATCAGCCGGGTAAGACAAATCAGTACCAACAAAACGGCGGAATATGAATTTAGGTAGCACGGTATTATCAGGCGGTATCCTGTCCATCTCATCATCTAACTGGTTACCAATATCAGGTAATGCGAACGACGCCCGCTGGTCCATGTCGTTATTGTTGGCGGCCCCTTTAGCCTCCATAGGGGTAGCCTCAAACGTTACGACTTCTCCGGTCTCTAACGTCGCCGTCAGGTCGGAAGTTCCGCGCACAAGCAAATACCGCTTTGAAAGAAGCGGGTGTACTATCTCCAGCGTCGTGTAGTCAATTTCGCCGTCGGGATTTGAGGCCAGCTTACGGCGGTAGGCTGCTTCTACAGATTCCTGGCTCATAAATTAACCGTCCACATTAAAATCAATACGAGTGATATATTTACTGCCCCACGCAGAATCCGCTTGGGGGATAGTCGCGTAACCGTCAACAGCCTGAACGTTTACCACAGAGCTGTCGGAGTATGTAATGTCGATGCTTGTTGCGCCGTTCATTGCTACTTTTGCCGATGCCGCTTGGCGGCCCACAGCAGACGAATCTGTGATTATTGGCGACGTGGCAAATGGTTTTTTTTCAACCTGAGCGGACGCAACTGAAAAAGAAGATGCTCCATCCGATGCGTAAGACGTGAGTCTGGTAGACGTCATAGACGGTATGCTTGCTACCGCTATGGAGGATAGTGCAGAACCGTCCCCTGTCGCGATTGTGGTAGTTGAGCATAGAACCCGCCCAGTGCCTAACCCGCCTATCTGGTAGTTAATAGAACCGCCTTCTGGCGGAACACGCCCAACGGCAACACCATCAATAAATGTTAGAGGCCATTCATTAGTGGCTGATTGCACAAGATTGCCGTTGCGGTTGATGTAATAAACCTGCGGCCCGTCGTACACAATGCGGCTATCCAGGGCGGACGCCAGAAGGTTAATCGGCGGGTATCCTGCGGGCCCTTCATCGCTCCAGATGCGCGGGAACGTAGTCTCATAGTTCGCGTATATTTTCAGGAAACTACCCAGACAATCCCCGTAGCAACCATACAAATCTGGCAGATTCTTAGTAAGACATGTGTCTTCCTGAATTGCTGTGCGCTCTGCTGTAGCCGTAAACGTAATGACCCAGTTCTTGCCGTCGTCTGTGCTATCGCTAATATCAGACGTAATAAGAACCTGGTGGTCTTCGATACCTAAACCCGTATCGTGCGGCATGATAAATGAAGACGCACCGCCGTCTATGTTGTTCAGGAAGCTATAGAACGCCTGGCGACCGAGCGATGATACGACCAGGGTAACGCTAATCGGCACCGGTTCGAAGTATGTATCACGCCCCTGACGAGGCACACCGCCCTGAACTTCTGTACGCCAGATATTACTCCCTCGCGTTTGGGAGTACCCCTTCGACACTATTGGTCGAAGGGACATAGGGAATCTCAAATCACTCATTGGTTAATACCCCGGCTGGTTTCGTGTAGCCCGGCGGGACTTGGAGATTGCACTGTTGCTGTCTTGTAACGCCGCCGATACTGTTTCACTGATGATAACACGTAACCGCCCTTCGTCGTCACGCTCTGTAACGGCGGAATCAACTCGTCCGGTGGTGTTGTTGACGATTGTCACGCTGTCACCGCCTGACTTGTTGCCGTTCTCGCCCATAATCTGGCGCATCTGTTCTGCGGTACGGACGCGTGACGCACCTGCCGGCATAATAACTTCGGGCTTGTTACGTTCTGCAATGGTGGATAGCTGCCCGGCAGCTAAGTTACCACCCTGTTCACGGGCCGAACGAATCTTGCTGATGTTAGCGAGACCTGCCGCTACCGCTGTAGCTGCTGCTATCGGCCCAAGTATCCAACCAACAAAAGGAATCGCGGACGCAGATTTATAAGCCTCGATGGCGGATGTGTATGTGGCGATGGTGGCCTGGGCGATAGCAAACGCTTTATAAGCGGTAGACGCTTCGCCAAGCGACGATTTAATATTATCCGCCATCATTCCGAAAGCGTTACCGGTAGCGTTGGCACGTTTCAAAGCATACTGGTCGTTTATAGCATTAACCGCAGCCTGGTACTGCTCCTCGTTAATAAGGTTCTGTTCGCGATATCGGTCTGCAACGTCAAGTTTTTGTTGTTCCTGAATCTCCAAAAGCTCAAGCTCTGCGGCATTCTGACCCATAATCTGAGCCATGAAGTCTTCACCTTTCTGGTTCTTCTTCTGTCGTTCTTTCTTCCGCTTGGCGAGTTCTTCCTGGCGAGCGGTGTCCGCCTCCAACATAATCTGAGTTTTAGCGTTCTCGTATTGCTGGTCGCTAAGAAGCTGATTGCCGTAAAACTCCTGTAGCTTGGTTAGCTGCTGTTCCTGGTTGGCTTCTATTTTCTGGAATACGTCATCATTGAGATGAATCGACTGGTAGTAGAAATCCTCAGCGGCTTTCTTCTGGCGCTTGAACGCATCTGCGGCTTTCTTAGCGGCTTTTGCACCTGCGCTATCATCTTCGGATCCGCCACCAGTACCGGTTACCTTAAATTTACTAAGACCTTCTTCCTTAGCGGCTTCTTTGTCGATGTCATATGCCGCGCGTTTAAGCGCGACGATATTTTGCTGAGCCTCCACCTGTTCGCGGAAACTTTTACGGGTCAGGTCCGCAACATCGCGCTGAGTATCCAGTGCCATCCCTAGCTGGAAGTTAATGTTTTTTGCTACGTCTACAGATTCCCCTGGTGTGAAGGCAGCTTTCACCAACCGGCCAGCGTCCTGTGCCCCTTTAACCATATCTTCAAAGAAGCGCTCCATCGCGGTAAATTCTTCTGCGATGAAATCGAGCGCATCGGCAGCTGATTCCGCGATGGTTGTCGCCGTTTGTTCGCCGCTGTCGGTGATACTTTTACTGCTAAAATCCCAAAGTTCATTCAGCCCGTTTATTGCGTCGCCTACGAAACCAAATGCCGCGTCGAACGACATCTCTATCGCGCTGCCCACTTCTGACGCGATGTCACCCCACATACGCATCTCAGCGGTGAGTTCGCCGGATGCTACCTGTGCGTTAAGTTCCTGGATTAAATCATCGATGTACCGGATAGGTTCCGCAAGAGCACCAACATCAAGGCTGGTGGCCAGTGTCATTTTTAACTGCGACCATGAGTCGCTGGCACTGGCGATGGCCCCGTTAAGTGTGTTGGCCTGGTCCGCCATAGCCCCCGCGAAGTTTACGTTACCAATGTTGAGCAGGTATTGCTCGATGTCGGCAGCGCTCTTCTTAACTACCGTAGTGGTGCCCTGGAATGTAAATTCAACATCGTTTTTGTTCTGCTTGGCCTTGATACCAAATTCTTTAAGGCGCTCAAATTCAAATGTACTAGCGTCCGCAACGGCCTCAATCATCTGATTAAGGTCTTTACCCATAGCAGCGGCAGTGTTGCCATAGGAGCGCAACGCTTCTTCTGAGGGGGTAAGGCCGAGAGCCACCAGTTTACGGAATCCCTCTACCGCCTGTTCAAGGCCATACGGAGTGTCGCGCGCGAAGTCTTGCAGGATGCTTAACGCCTGTCTTGCCCCCTGCGTGCTTCCGGTTAGCGTTTTCAGGCTGGCGGACATCTTGTCCAGTTGCCGTTGGGAGTCTACCAGTTCCTGTGCGGCCTTGTACGCGGTCGCGGCGACAATTGAAGCGAGTCCAGCTACGGCTGCCCCCGCTACTTTTGCCGACTTGGAGAGATTATCAAGACGGTCCGATGTAGCTTTCGCGCCTTGCTCTGATACCTTTACAACTAAACTAGCTACATCAGCCATCGTTTCTACCCTCGAAAATAGCGTCTAAGCTCATGATGATGTCAGATTCGAACATGCCTATATTCTGGCCTGAAACGGTGCTGTATGCCACTAAATCCGACCATCTTAACTGTTCGCGCGGGTACATCTTGATGCCATCATCGTCCACTCGGCGGGTGAATTTGATTTCCCTGTACTTCTCGAAGGTGGTTAATAGCTCAGGGGGGCATTCCGGCCCTGTGTCCGGCGTTGCTTCCGGCGCGTCTTGCATAACCCCCATAGCAATTAGCGCGGCTTTATGCCCGTCGGCGATACTGTCAAACTCCCGCCGTTTGTGGCGGGTTATGAAGTTCCAACGGGCAAACTGGAGCAACGCGTCTACTTTTCCTGCAATTGGTGAAGCTGTTCATTGTGGAAAACAACAACGTGTTCAGCGAGTCGTTTATATTGTGAGAAAAGAGTATTCAGGTTCTCTTTATTAAATTCATCGTCGAGACTCCAACCGTTAACCAGTTCAAGCGCTAACTGGCGGTTAAGGTCCGTTGCGGCGTCTTCCATCTTGATGTTGTATTCCGAGAAATCTTTCAGTTCCTCGCATTTATCGCGAAGCGGTTTCAATTTACCTAATGCCGCGCGGTACGCAAGTGTAAACGCCCTCATAGCTTTAACAGCAACGTCTGCCTCCGGTGAAACAACGTTCAGCCACTCCCCTGAATCGGTGCCGTCTTTCAGTGGTATCGGCATACGGGCGCCTTTTTCTGCCTCAGCTTCGTAATAAAAATCAGAAAGTTTCATTCTTTAATCCTTTGGTTAAGAGGTTACAGGTTAATGGTAAATGCGCCAGACGGGAACCACCCGCTTTTCGTGTGCGACACTAGGCGCAAAATTATTCTATCACATTACTTGCGCACCCCAACATAATAGGATACTATTCACTTACACCAACAATGTTAACTCAAACAGGAGCTACACCATGACAGGTATTACTATGTTCTTCTTAATCATTATCGTTTTAGTTTATTTTATCCCGTTTTTAGTGGCCCATATGCGCGGACATAAAGCGAAACTGGCGATATTCATGGCTAATCTGTTTCTCGGCTGGGTTCTGCTGCCGTGGGTATTTATTTTAATCTGGGCTTGCAACTCGAATGTCAAAGAGAAGTGAGCTAGTATAGGACAAATCCTAAACACGAGGAAGTAAGCATGGCCCGGAAGAAAATAACCGACGAACAGTTACAGGAAGAATTGAACGCCGGAACAAAGATTATCGACATATCCCGTAAATACGGCATCTCAGACCGAGTTATTCGTATCCGTAAAGCGAAGCTGGCGAAGAAAGGCGTAGGTCACGGTCGTGACGTTAGCCATCTTGTCCCGGACGGCTACAAAATTAAAGGAACGTCGTCACTGGTGGACGAGTTCGGCAACACTAAGTTGCAATGGGTTAAGACAGACACCGACGCCGAACGTCAGGTCGAGTTAATGAAAGCCGTGATCGAAGGAATGAAGTCGGAGATTACGCCAGTTGCGCCGGTTAAAGCGACTCGAGCCAAACGCGACGATAAACTACTCAATCTGTACACGGTATCTGATTTCCATCTTGGTATGCTGGCCTGGGCTGACGAGAGCGGCGACGACTGGGATATGAAGATTGCGGAAGACCTGTTCTCCCGATGGTTCGATGCGGCGTTTCAGAAAGCACCAGATGCAGGAACTGGGGTTATTAACCTGCTGGGTGACTTCGCGCACTTCGATAGTCTGGATGCGGTTACGCCAGCGAGTGGTCATGTTCTTGATGCGGACACTCGTTATCAGAAACTGGTCCGCTACATGATTCGTATGGTACGCCGTGTTGTTGACATGGCGCTGGTTAAGCATAAATCTGTTCGCTTGCTTATCGTGCAAGGGAACCACGACGAAAGCGGAATGATTTGGTTAGCTGAGATGTTTAGTACGCTGTACGACAATGAGCCGCGTGTGTTCGTCGATACGTCGCCGGATGTTTACAAGATGGTCCAACACGGCAAAACTACGCTGTTCTTTCACCACGGGCATAAGGCGCGATTCGACGCTATCGAACCGGTAATGATTGCCAAGTTCCGTAAAGCGTTCGGCGAGAGTGTTTACAGCTACGCCCACGTAGGCCATCTGCACCACCAGAAGATTGTAGAAAGCCGTAACATGATTGTTGAGCAACACCGCACCTTAGCGGCTAAAGACGCCTACGCCTCGCGCGGCGGATGGATGTCGGGCCGTAGTGCAAATGTAATTACTTATAGCGCCGAATATGGCGAGGTCGCACGTTTAACTATTTCACCGGAGATGCTGGGATGAAAGATATTGTGATTTTCGATTTAGACGGGACATTGGCGGATGGTACTCATCGTTTACACCTGCTGCCGAAAGATAACTACGGCGAAACCTGGGCGTGGAAGCCTTTTAACATGGCCTGCAAAGATGACGCGCCCATTAAAGATAACATCCACTTGTGCAACACGCTGTGGCATACCGGGATGACCATAATCATCCTTACCGGGCGAAGCGACGACGCCGAGGAAGAAACTCGTGAGTGGTTACGTAAAAACAATGTCAAGTTCGACGTTCTGTTAATGCGCAGCAAGCACGACAACAGAAAAGACATCGTAATTAAAGAAGAGGTGTTACGTGCTATCGGGCTGGAGAGAATATTGTGTGCGTTCGACGACTCTCCAGCGGTAATAAAGCATTTCCGCGGACTCGGTATAACCACTCACGCGGTTACTGAATACGACTGTAACGGGAACTCTACACACTTAAAATCACACGGGAGCGATAAATAATGGCTAAGGTAATTATTCTTAATGGCCCTGCGGGCTGCGGGAAAGACACACTTGCTATGGCGCTGGTAGAAATGGGCTTTGCGAAAGGAACTACCAGTTTCAAGAATCCAATGTTCAATATTGCTCGGGCAGCGTTAGGCCCGGATGCTTACCACGAATTTCTCGACGGCTACGACGACCGGGCACGGAAAGAAAAGCCAGAATGTTTCCTTAATGGGTTGTCGCGACGTCAGTTCATGATTGCTATCTCGGAGCAATTCATTAAGCCTGTACTTGGCAATGATTATTTCGGTAAGTATCTCGCTGAAAACTTGCCTGACGGCGACGAAGTTTTTGTAGTGTCCGACGGTGGGTTTGCCAGTGAAGTTGCCCCTATCGTCGCCGCTGGGCATGACGTGCGAATCGTCCGCTTGCACCGAGACGGCTACACGTTTGACGGGGATAGCCGTGGCTACCTGTACGATATTGATGGGGTAGTATGCCATGACGTCGCCATCATTCCTGGTGAGATTACATTAACCGCGGCCACGGTTGCCAATAGAATCCTGGGGATTTACCCAAATGCGTGAAGGCACAATGGGGACAATATACGTTATCCGCGTATATGACGAAGAATGGGATGAGTGGGTTGATATTTACGCCGTAGGTAGCAAGGAAGAGGCGACAAAAGAGATGACAGAACGGAGTGACAGAGGTCAGTTAACTAACTTCTACGAAATGCCATTCAAAAGTGAGTGAGAAAAAGGCCCCGAAAGGGGCCTTAGTTTTATGCGTAGGTGATACGCTGGATAACAATAGACGACTGGTACTGATTGCCGGTAGCCTGGCCTTCGATGGACTGAGTGATTGACTCTGGTCCGCCAATCTCAGGCGTAACCGCCGTAAGCTCTGCGCGTTTCAGGCTGAAAGACATAGCCCCGTTTACCCCCGCCAGAATAGAGTTAATCTCTACCTGCTGTTCGTTGATAAACTTCTGAATCATCGCCATGTCGTACAGCTTACCAGAGATGGAGAATGTGTTAGCTGCGCGGCCACGTTCCACGAACGCAACACTACTGTTGCCGAGTTCGAACTGCGCGGAAGCACCGTTGTCGTTGGTGATGGTCAGAGTATCGCAACGCAACGGCGTAGAACCGTCGAACACAGACACATCTACGGATGAGAACGGCTCATCGGTAAACGTCACCCGGGAGAAATCAGAACCTGCTGGCGGTGCAGAAAGAATTTCCTGACTCAGACCGATGAACGGGAAGCTGCCTGTCACCATCGCGTTTACGGCCTGTTCAATGGTGAAACCGGAGATTTCCACGCCTTTGGTCAGCATGTACGCGTCAAGGTTCCCGCACTGTCCTTTGAACCATGTCAGGATGGAGAACGTCTTACATTCGTTACCGGTTTCCAATTTATCGCCTGTTTTAGCGTCGGTGGTTACAGTCTCTGCTGTCAGCGTGTGCTGGATACCCGCACCCGTAACTACAAGAGCAGAAACCGCGGTCACGATAAACGGTTTTGCGTTGTCGCCGGTTAAGTCGGTGAATGCAATCAGGTCGCCAACCTCTACACCGTCAGTAATGAAGCTACCGGCAGCGCGGGTGAATGTTTTACCTGCTGGAGCGACCGTAATTTCAGCACCCGTAATCTCTACCCCGTCCTGCCACGTAGAAGTCATAGCACCCGCAAGGAAATCATCCTGGCTACGTGAGCTAAGTTCGATGGCGTACTCCCCGCTAACCTGTTTGTTACCGGTGCGGATGGATGTGGTTTCTCTGCTGCCGTCGAGTTCGTTGGAAGTCAGCGCATCGCGGGTTACCGCAGGAACACCGCCAGTGTTACGCAACGGCGACCAGACCGGGCTAGTCGGTGTTACGCCAGGGGTCACTTCCGCCACATAGAATTGCGCGGTATTCGCGCCCTTAAAAGGAGTTGTAGCCATATTCACAGCCTCTTGGTGAATGCAATAAAGTTAATTGACAATGGTCGTTTGGCCCATCCGTTTTCTACAATCAGCGGCCCCAGGCTAACCGATTGAACCTCGGCGCAGATGTCGTTACGCGAAAATGACTTACCTGCTTTAAACGCCGTGTTAAGTAAGTCTGCCATTTTATTGATTGGCGCGCTACCTTTCACCGATGCGTAGTTAATGTCGACCTGATAAACACCTGAGCGTTGTTCTGTGAAGAACAAATCTGCCTGTTCTGTATCCGCAAGTAACATGTAACTTGCCAGATACGGCGTATCGGTTGGCGTCGGCGCGTCGATGTTTTCAAGCGAGACCTTGATGCCGTTGGTTGTTCCGAAGGCTACCAGCGGCACATCAAATGCTTTGGTTAAGTCCTCAAAGTAGCCCATCATTTCACCTTGTTGGCTTCTTCGTTAATGAGTTGCTGGAAGCGGGACACATTCACCCGGACAAATCCTTGTGGCGCTTGCTGCGACCAGCCATACTCCAGCCGTTGTGCATACGGCAGATTATTTGTCAGCGTGAACTCGTGCCAGTCTGCGGCTTTCAGTACGAAACTTGTAGCGTTTCCGGTTGCCGTGTTTCCTGATTTATCGGTGGCGTCCGTAATCCCGGAAGCGGGGGTACTGCCAGAGGCCATCCAGTTCATTCGGAACCGGCCTGTATCTACCGGACTCGCCTTTATAATAGCGGAAAACAGCTTGATAGACACCTGGCGCATCACCTTCTCGGGGTTCTTCTTCGCCTTTTCCACGAACTTAGAGACATCGAGCGCGAAACTCATTTTCTCACCTGAATAAAGTATGCCACAACGTCATCGTTAACCATCTTCTTCTCGATGGCTACTACCGACCACTGCTCACCGCCGAATTGCACCTTGTCTTCCATCTTCGGTACGACACTGCAATCCGCTTTAACAATCATGTCGCCCGCCTGAATCGTTGTACCGTTCACCAGTCCCGCGTTTACCGGAACCGGAACAGCTTTCAATGGCAACACTTCATCCGCAGACCAGACGTATTCACCGAGAACTTCATCCCACACTTTCGTACCAGCGCGAACCAGAGATACCGTGCTACCGAATTTGGTTAACAGGCGTGTACCCACGCCTTGCATACGTTTACTGAAAGCGGTGCTCATTTTAGCACCTCTTGCAGCGTCAAAAGAACACCGTAACTGTGCAAGGCTACCGCGGTAAGAAAACCAAAAACTACACCACATGTGAACTTATTCATCAGGCGGCCTCCAGTCTCGAAATAACCAATAGCGCGGACGGCGCTGTACCCCATGCAGTTACGGTAGCGGCTTGTGGGTATACGCCGCCGAAGTTACTCCCGGCGCTATCCCGCATAATCTGAACGGCAAACGTCTGGCCTGCGGTCGGGTTAATAGCAACACGAGACTCAATAGGAATTGTAGTATCCGCGCTTACCAGTTTCGTAGCGGCTGGCGAGCCGTATTGTGCGCCATTAACCAGAATGCGCGATAGCAAGATAGAGGTTCCGCTAGCACCAGTGCGGCCTGCCTGTAACTTGATGCGAACGGCGTAGTTACCCGCGGTGTTGAACGTAACCGGCCCCGCAGCATTAATCATTACCGGGTCAGATGCACTACCCTGAGCAGAGCCGAACGATACCTGCAACGCCGTATCTACTGCGGTAGGCGCTTGTATCACGATTGACGCGGCACGGAGAACTTCAACCTCTTTCACGCCTGACGCAGCGTAAAGCATGGAGTCCGCTAACTGTGTGTTTACCTCACGCAACAACTCAGGCGTTATAGCGCCAGTTGTATTATCTGCGAGATTTTTCCCGATAAGGGTGAACATCTCTGTTTTAGTCTTCGCCATTTTTAACCCCGGTACACGTTAAACGAGAAGCCATTGTTAAGACCACCACACAGTAACGGGCGTAAAGCGTCATCGGCTGCGGTGATTGATGTAGTAGCGCCAGAGCTGCCGTTGTTGAAGTAGGTGACGGTTACTGCGCCCTCTACGCGCTCGGTCTGTACCGAACGTCCGTCAGAGTTAGCCCGCACCTCAGTACCTGCGCCATATGTAGCAGCGGCAATTACCTGCGCAAGAATTACCTGTTTCGGAATGGCGTTGTTGGCCACCGGGAACCCGTTTAACGTAACGCCGGTGCGGGGGTATGCAAGAGACTGTTCGGCGGATACTCGACGACCGCACATCTGCGGTTCTGCAAGCCCTACATAAGCAGCACCGTTGCGTAAGGCCACCTCTGCTGCGGTATCGTCTTCCGGCAGCTCAAGGCCATAATTAGCCGCTAACGCGCGGGCGTCAGCCAGACTAATGTAACTGTCGGCATTCGGGACGATCACCCCAGTTTCCACGATTAGCGGCATAAATTATTCCTCTGACTTACGGCGACGACGCTTAGTACCACCGCCGTTGTTGTGCGCTTCTTCGTTGTCCGGTTGAGTCGCAACCAGTTCATCCGCTTCTACAACACCGCGAACCGGCATTACCTGACCGTCAACAATATCAACGTGGGTGTACTTTTCGCGGATTACGTAATTATCTGCCATGACCTTTCCTTATTACGGCCCCGAAGGGCCGTTGTATTAAGACACAGTTGCTACGGTGCTGCGGGAGATAATATTACCATACACATCGTGAACAACCACTTTATACGTGCCTGAATCTGCGGTAGTAGTGGACGCCTTCGCATAGGTAGCTGCGGTGGCTCCGTCGATGGCGTTGTTATCTTTGTACCACTGGTAGGAATACGGCTCCAGACCGCCAGTTACCACTACGGTAAGAGTCATAGTCTGCCCCGCCGTAACTGCGGTGGTAGCCGCAAGCGCGGTAGAAAAAGACGCTGGCGAGATATTCGCCATATCGATTTCAACCTGACCATCGGTAGGAGAATCATCAGAAACACCGGTAATACGACGTTTGATTACATCAACCATTTTTAAGCTCCTTTAGCTTACGGTTCCTGCGTTTTTAAGCGCAGTCAACAGATCTGCTACGGTAGTGCGCAGCGCGGTAACATCAGTTCGGAGTTTGTTGTACTCAGCTACAAGGGCACCGAACTCGGTCTTAGTCGGGGCGTCAGCAGACTGCGCTCCTTCACCAGCGGTAACCGCCGCAGCAGGTGCGGCTACAGTAGCTGACTTTTTAACGCCACCAACTACGCTGGTAGTAGCAGGCGTGACTGGGATATCAAAGTCGCCGAAATCGACATTCTGAAGGCTGCGCGGCAAGCCTTTTCCGGTCTTGGCCATAATTTACCTCTTAGTAAATGAAAAGAGGGACCGAAGTCCCTCTCGATTATATCTTAACCTTAAGCACCGACGCCAGTTACCAGGAAGGCAATAGGTACATGCTTACGGTCAACAACACGGTTCCAGTTGGAGGCGTTCGCCAGGTCCTGCCAGGAAGCAGAGCGGGCGATAGTCTCGGTCCCGTTGCCAGTGATTACCGCGCTGGTGAAGCTGTAACCAAACGGATGCAGCAACCAGGTCTTACGGGTCCACAGGGTTTCAACGCCACCACCGTTACCACGAGACGCTTCGCGTTCGTATTCCAGCGGGTTAGACGGGTTGCCCTCGCCGTAACCGATAGCACCGTTACCGAAGATGATGGAGATGAACTTACGGCTCGGGCTGGGGCCGACTACGGTCATGCTGTCGTCAACAATCACGCGGTAGCCCTGGTAAGTAGCAAACATGGTGTTGTTATCGGCGTCGCGGATGAAGTCGATAAGCTGCTGTTTACGTGCCTGCGCATATACGAAGCTGTGCATCGCGATAGCGCCCAACACTTCACCGCCGTTGCCCATCAGCGCATCACCCATAGTCTGGGTAGCGTCGATGAACGCGCCTGCGTCGAAGCCCAGAGTAGCGGACACGTCGATTACCATGTCATTCTGCTCGTGGTAAGCATCGGTGGCGGCTACGTTGTCGTTGTACAGACCGAGCGCGGTAGCAATCAGACGGCGTTGTGCCTGACGCTGCCAGAAGTTATCCAGACGGGACGCTACGGATTGCAGCGGGTTCTGGCTGGTCAGTTCAACAGTCAAATCCGCCTGGCCGAAACCTTCGTTCAGGTAAGCTACGCGAACGTCCATCTCACCGGTTTGCACGTTACGCGGGGTGGCGACGTCCTGATATACATCGTTCGAGTAGTTCGGCTCGATAGAGGTATCAATCGCTTTCCAGTACGGCAGAACAGCTTTGTTGGACGGGCCGTTTGCGATAGCGGCGGCGTACGGAGTCTGGGTCAGAATACCTGACTGGAAGAACGCGGTTTTCTCTACCGGGTCCTCTGTCATGTAAGACAGAATGACCGATTCTTTACCAGTTACGATATCGCCGATAGTAGTAATTGCCATTATTTTTTCCTCAGGGCTTTAAGTTGCCGTTCAAATTCGGCAGGGTTCGATTCGTACAGAGCGATACGCTCCGCTTCACTCATGTCTTTAAACGCTGGTGCGGCCCCGCCGCCTTTGCTACCGGAAGCCCCGCCGCCGGAAGCTGCATTTGCTTTAATCAAATGCGAAAACGCTTTGTGTTCGCGCAGGTACTTGCGGAACTGTTCCGGGTCAGTTGTGATTACGTTGCCGTCTGCACCAACAAACTTAGTAACCACGTCATCGCCTTCAAACTCAGTCTTAACGAACGGAGCAAGAATGTCTACTGCTTCCGGTGTGATGAAATCACCTGCGAAAGAGCCTAACACCGCTTTACGTTCGCTGCCGAGGATGCGCTCTGCCATTTTGGAGATGCGACCATCTTTCTCGGCTAACACCGGGTCATACTGGCTACGAATCGTCTTTTCGAACTCGTCCATCTTACCGGCGGCTTTTAGCGCCTCCTGGTGCGCGCGCTGACGTTCCTCTTCGGCCTCTCTTGCTTTACGAGCGGCTTCTTTCTTCTCGTTCAGCAATGCTTCCTGGTTAGCCTTAAGCCCGGCAACTTCTTTCTCAATCAGCGCCTGCACTTCTTCGGCTGTGTACATTTTAGGAGCGTCACCGCCACCTGATTTATCTTCTGCCCCAGCTTCTTCCTGGAGCGGATAACGTAAAAAACGATTCATAGTCAGTATGTCCCCTGGACGTTGGAACCCGGGCCACCCGGATTTACATGTCAAGAATAAATTATTCCAACATGCAAGGCAACTATTCCAGAATATTCCTCACATAATCCTGCAACTCGTAAACCTGCTGCCGTAGTTTTCGCCCGCAGTCAATACTCATAACATCAGCAGACAGGTCTTCGTCAGCATCAGCTTTTGCGTCACTAAATTTACACGGTTCAACCATCAAAGACGCTTTCACGGGCGGCAATGTGTTCGGAGTGTATTCCGGTGCGCAGCCCGTTATCCCAATTATTACAGCCGACAGGAATAATTTATTCATGGTCATATCCTGAGATGTGATTGGCGTTATCGATGGCGGCCTGTTTCAGCTTAACGCGTGCTTCATCGAAAGTGCAGACATTGCGGCCAGGCGTCCTGACGTACTTAACGACTTCCTGCGTAATGGTTACGGTGCGGGCAGCACCCTGCTGTTCAGCGACGGCGGCACGGGTGTCGTTTTGTTGCTGCCGTTGTGTTTTCTTCGCTAGCTCCGCCTGTGCTTTCTGCTGTTGCTGCGAAACGAGATTCGCCCGGCCTTCGTTCCAGCCGCTGCGATACTGGTAGATTCCGTAGCCGTATGTCAGGAGGATGAAACATGCTCCAGCTACGACAGTTGCGTTAAGATTCATGTTTCCCCTTTCTCGATAAGTAAAGCCCCGCCTTAAAGCGGGGCGCTAGTCCTTATCATTTAAACATAGAAACGGCGTAATCTCAGTAAACCAGTTACTTTTTACACAAGCAATAGAGTATGGCCCTTCCGAACGCGTCAGCGTAACTACACTCAGGACTTACGTCCCGCTCCGTTACCTGCCCGCGCCGCGGTCGCTTGCTCATACTTCACAAGCTCAGGTGGAGCTTATCATATTTTCAGTGAAAAGTCAACTATTCGAATAGTTTATTCCAACGTTTACAATTGAGTGGAATAACTGGAATACGTAAATAAATAGTTTGCGCGCACCAACATAATAGGGTACTATTCAGTTAACTTAAACAGGAGATGATAAATGGTTACTACAGTAATTACTTTCCCTGCGTATGTAGGGGCGAAAATATGCAGGGCTAAAAATGATGTTCGCTACTATTTGAACGCTTTTTACATAGACCCTGAAGGATTGATAGTGTCTACGGACGGTCATAGATTGTTCGGCGACAATGTGAAGACCAACGTTGAGAAAGGGACTCTCATAGACATCAAAGGGAGAGAGCCTTCTAAATTTAACTACGCGGAGGTAAACCACGACAACGGCAGTGTATCTTTCTATGACGATAATCGTGCGCTTATATGTACACTTCCGGTAGATGTTGTAGAAGGAAACTTTCCTGACTGGAGACGCGTGGCGCACATCACACCGGGTGTTGTCGATAGTATAGGGTTCACTCTGCGCTATTTGGCAGACGCGTACAAGATTTCTAAGGCATACAAAAATGAAATTGCTCGTTTCGATTTCCAGGACCAAACCAGAGGATGCAAAATACAATTTTCAAACACGGCCTTTATGGTGTTAATGCCTGCGCGATTTAAATAAAACTAAGGCCCCTTACGGGGCCTTTTATCATTCTGGCTTAGTGACCTTCGCCGCTTTACTGACAGCCTCTACACCATCGGCATCAGTAACTTTAACGAAGTATTCACCTGCTGCGTTAACCGTCAGAGACAAAGCCTCTTCCGGGACGTTTACCACTTCCTTCCCGTCTTTGTACCAGGTCAGCACATACGGCGCTTTGCCCGCCTTAACTTCGACGGTGATGGTGGCGCTACCGTCGACCAGCTCGGTGTCTTTCGGTTGCACAGAGAAATACACATCGCCAGCATCTGCCAGATACGGAATCTCATAAAGCATACCAGCAGCAGAGAGTGCGATACCGGTCTTGTCCGCATACGGCATCTCGTCTACAGGTGTACCTAGTACACTTTCATCTTCAACGTAGGTTACGTTCTCACCAGAACCGGATACACGGGCGTACTGGACTACGCGACGCGACGGCACATCAGTTACTTTAAAAAAGCCCATAAACTAAACCTCTTTCATTGAGTTAATCTTACGTAAGACGCCTTCGAAAAGGCGTGGGTCTATGCTATCGCAAAGGCCTTTGTATTCATATGCTAATTCAATTTTTCTATGAAACCAGGCTACATGTGCCTCTTGAGCGGTTTCGTAAGCGCCTATTTGTTCAGATACACAATCCACGGATACTTGGGCGATGAATCTTTTCTTTTGTTTATGAAAATGTACCCCAAGCGGGTGTTTGCCTCGAAGAGCGTCGTGGGCTGTGAGGAAAGTGTTAAGGGATTTGGGGATGAAAACACAGTTAGAAGCGTCATAAACCTTATTTCCTGGATTCAGTAAATCCTTATCTATCTGCCACCCAGGTACATAAAAATTATCAAACCAGACCTTGAAATTACTGAACACCAACCAATCGTCCGACACGCGGCAGCCTATATAGGTTCTGTTTCTTTGCTGCCATTTCTTGTCGTAGCACCTCTTTAACATGTTCTTCCATCCGGCATAGGACGCTATATGCACCCCTCCGTGACTTATCGGTGAAACATCATTAATACCAACCCCAAAAACAATTCCCATATTAAATCCTATAAGAAAACCCCATGAAGATTGGTCGATGCCAGAGATAGGCATACCTTCATGGGGTTATATTCTTTCTCTATTTTTAGTAGTTCACCGACCAAAGCTAGCTACTAGGTATACTTTATACCGACCTAAGATACTCAGCAACCCTGTTGTCTAACTCCGCCATCTCCTTTAGGGTTAAAGGTCTACCAAAAGCGTCAACAGATATTACCCGGAATTCCTCTGGTGATACCCCACTATTCCTGAATATCGCACCGCGGGTCGGCCCGAGTGCTTCGTCCACGAACCACGCCGGTTGTTGTTTCAGGAACTCGTAGTAAGTGGTGTCTGCGCTTACCTGAGTACCTCCGTCCGCGCCCTTAGCCGCACGTTTTGCGCCTTTATCGAGGAAGTCGAACTCTGAACTGATTACCGGGGCCGTGCACGACCGACAATTCGGATGGGCTGGGGGCATCGGCCCTTTACCAATTTCCCATGTCATTCCGTCTCTGGCTCTGCAAATCGTACTGGTACGGCTATCCAGCGTTGATACCCATTCATATCTCTCAATGATGTCGTCGTTCTGTCGGTATGTCTCGTTACGGGCTTCGTTGGATACGTGGGACAGCGCAGTACGTATTACCGTAGCGGCGTTGCGTTCAGAGATGTCAGCCAGTCCACCTGCGCCTACGACATTCTTAACGATCTGCCGCGTGGTTTGGCCCTGAACAAAGCCCATCTTAACGCCTGTTACGAGACGTGCTACTTCCGTTTCACCCCAACCCGACATCAGCTTAGAGAAATCAACAGGCTTGTCGCTCAATGAGAGCGGTTGAAACTCGGCGGCGGCCCACACCTGTTCGGCGGTAGGCGTAACAAATTCAGCATTAACGTTGGTGGTAAGTGTCTTTACGTTCCACCCTGCTTCATATGCCGCCAGCTCCTTAAGGTCTTCTGTCAGCTTTGTCTGCCAGTCACCTGTAAGCCCGGTCAGTGCTTCCTCAAGGTCGCGTAACAATTTATTCAGTCGCGCGGTGCTGCGACCGTCGTCGCCGAATAGCAACACCTGCCGTTTGATTTCGCCCCGCATTTCCTGAATGAACGGCGCGAGGTCTTTCACTTCACCGGATGCGGTGCGTTGCAGCCATATCTGGTGGCTGATTAGTGATGTAAGTAGTGGCATATTTTATCGTCCCGATAAACAATTCGATTTAAAGGTGTCATGTATACGTACGATACTACATTCGTTGATTAAACAGGAGGCTTAAACATGAACCACCATAAACTGATTACCGCTTTCATCAATAACGGTTGGACTGAGAAAGACGCTTTTGATGCAGCATACGCGTATAGAAACTGTGACTTGACGCTTGAAGGGGATTCTCAAGAGGATTATGACAAAGCAGTAAGAGAAGAAATGGGTTGCTGGGGGAGCTAAAACTAAGGCCCCATAACGGGGCCTTTTTATTTAATCCTGCTGCTGCGCCGCCTGCGGAATCTCTCCGGCTACCTGAGCAACAGCACCTAACGGCAGCGGCGCGTCCCCGATAGCATTCTTAATGTCCTCGTCTGTCCAGTCGGTTACACCCGCCTTGCGCAACGCAGCATAATAAGCAGTAGCGGGCAGCAAACCTGCGTTAATATCAGCCATCCACTGAGCGCGGTCCTGGGCGGTCATCGGTTGCAGGAAGAACTCCATATTCAATTTAAACTCAACCTCTGTACCTTCACGCAACCCTAACATCGCAGCTACCCAGCGCAACGCATCTGTATACGCCATGCTTACATTACGTGCGATTGTCGCCATAACTGACGTATCCGCACCGCGTTGCAGTCTGGCCGATTCAGCGGTGATTTGCTGCGTCGGGGTGATAAGCTGCGCACCAATCTGGATGGCCTGATTCTCTTTATCCAGCATGTTCTGTTTGGCGAGGTTGTTCTCCCCCGCCTGAACCAGAAACGCATTGCCGCCGTGGCCGATGTTATGGCCCGAACGCGACCCCATACGCACGCCGTGGGGGTTGGCTTCTTTCCACTGTTCCATGCTCATATTCTCACCAGGGGCGATGAACAGAGTAGGCTGGCCAACAACGAAGCTGGACTCCTCATTGTCCGCGCTGTTGCGGAAATGCCCGATATTAAGCTCGGCCAACGGCAGCAAAGGGGCGTCGTCGATGGTCGCGTCATTGTTGCTTGCCCCAATAAAAGTGAACGGGATTTTGCCGCGTAACTGTTCGCCGAGTTCCGGGAATATTTCGATTACTTCATCCTGAGCGCCACCTTCGGCATCGAAGCGGTAAATGCGCTGGCGGTAGCGACCATCAATCAGGTCGAGAACGCGGTATTGTTCGCCGAACTTTGTTTCGAACTCTGCGCCCGGTTCTGAGTATTCCCATACCTCACGCAGCACGACCATTGTCACACGGTTAACTGAACCGACGCGGGTCAGTCGCCAGTTGATGATGTTCTCCGCGGTATAGAATGCGATGACCGGGTTTAGTAACCCTGCGTTCTGCTCGGCTGCCGTCGCTGCGGCTGTCTCCGGGGCGTCAACCAGCAACCCGCCACGTCCTACTGAGTCAATTTCCATCAGCGTGTCCTGGGCATGCTGCCACAGCCCGACACCAGAACCGTCGGCATTGCGTAACAGGTACTCCAGTTCACGAGGAATAATCTGCTCAGGGTCTTTTCTCATAACTGAGCCGACCATACCCGACAGGGTGCGCTTGGTGAAGTTGTAGCAGATAGCGCCGTTCTCGTATTCCTCCTGGCGTTGGGCGGCGTAAGTCGGGTCAGGCTCGTTCTTCCCGACGTTACGCAGGTAACGGATAAGGTCGCCTTCCAGCGCATGGCGCACCTTCTGCCATTTATCAAAGTGATGCAGCCATTCCCGGTGTTTTGTCTTAACACCTTGATTCTGACCGTTCATAGTTAACATTGAATAATCCTCTTAAAGTGCGAAAGTCACCGGGATGTTGATTACTGGTTTAACCACCGGCATCTCGTAAACTACAGGATAGCCCAGGGCATCTGCCATATGGTCGATGATGCCGTCTTTGGATGGCTCCCCGTTATCGTCATATGCCTGCTGCTCCAGCGTCTTCGCTATCTCAGGGCATAAGTGGTCGTTAACCCACAGCTTACCTTTTTCCAGTGCGGTATTCACCGCTAAAACACGGTCTTTAACCGGCGGGTTGGCGGATTTAGCGCGAACATCGAACCCCGCCTGCTGTAGTAAGGCAATATCGGAGATTGACGCCGAGTTGGTTTTGCGGTTCTTGCCACTGGCGTCGGGGTAAACGACGATGCGGTGGCCTTGCGACTTCCACTTCTCGGTAATTACGCGCACGGTATCCGGCGTATCGAACAGGCCTTTCAGTTCTGCTACTGCATGCCAGCCGTCTTTACGTTGCACATACACGGCGCTGGCGTTCTTCGTAACGTTGAAGTCCTGCCCGATGTACAGCGTGTCGCCAGGTTGAATTGTCTCTTTGCTGCGGTGCTTACGGCGGTCGTATGCGTAATACACGCTGCCGGAGGTCAGGTTAACGAACTCACCGTTCAGATACGCGTTAATCAGTTGCGCGGGGTAAGTCTCTGTCAGCGAGCTGATGTAATCCGGCGGCAGGAACCGCGCATTCTCGTGTGTGGAGGCCTGCACCATAGAGTAACTTGGCGTAGGATTCTCTTTGAACTTGGAGTAGACGAACTTGAACCCTTCCGGCGTTGTGGTGACGGAGATGTGGTTAATTACACCCGGGATAACCAGACGCATACGGGCTACGATTTTGTTCCACGCCAGTTCAGCTTTCTCGCGACTCAGTACGTCCAACTCATCCACGACCGCCGCAGCGATTTTGAAACCAACTATCGAGCCGGGGTTATCCATCGAACGGCAGATAACCGTACCGAGCACCGTCTTACCGCGGGTAACAACGACTTCTTTGTCGCCAGATTTAACCAGCACATCGAGGCCGAGAAGGTTAGCCGCTTCCTCGAATGTCGGGTAGAAGATGTCGCGGATGGCAGGATACGTCGGACCGAAGTAGCCAAGGCGCGTACCGGGGTGCTTGAGCATGAACGTAAGCAGGTCCAGACAGCCTACGAATGTCTTGCCGCTGCCGAAGCCCCCGACGTAGGCTTTGTATTTGTTATCGCAATTCAGGAACAGTGCCTGGGGCGCGGATAGCTGGATACTCATTCCTCTACCTCGCCCATATTCGTTGTCACGATTTTACCTACAGGCTCCGCGACACTGAAAATAATCTCAGTCGGTGCTGTTTCTTCGGTGGACTCAACAGGTTTCTCTTTGCTTAAGCCCAGCTTAGCCGCAGCAAACGTAGCGGAGATACCGGCGGCGCCTGTCTCAGTGAAATACGCCTCTTCCAGCGCCTGAGCGGTTTCATAGGCTTCTGCAAACGCCGGAATCTCACGCAACCACAGCTTAATAATAGGGATAGTTACGCCGATGTGTAAGGCGAAGCGGGCCAGTGACGGGGGTTTATCCTGAATCAGCGGGCGTTCGTCACCCTTGGACGTAGGTACGAGTTCCCATGAGTTGCGGTCAAAGAACCGGATTAACTCGTCGCAATAGTCCGGGTCCCACAATGCCGCAGAATTACGGGATGACTGGTAAAGGCTCTGTTTACCCCGCGGTCGTTTACGGCGACGGTTGGCACTAACAGCCTCTTCATGTGCAGCTTGCACCACCTCAGGTGATGGTTGCTTAAGTGTAAGTTTCATATAACCCCCTGACATATGCGTCTGACCATCAGAGCGCATCAGACGCGCCCTACGCGTCTAAAGGGATTATATAAGGGGATTGGGCTGGATGTACAGAAAAGCCCTCCGTAGAGGGCTTGATGGTTGGTTACCCGGTGATATCTCTGCCGTCTACCAGTGCTAACGGGATTCTCACTTCACCGTTGAATGTTTCGGCGTACCAGAACTTCTCACACTGCGTTACACTGAAAACATCGAGTTCTGACGTAGCGCCGGTTTTCCAGTAGACAGTTAACTTTTTCACTCCTCACTCTCCTCTTTAGCAATGCGTTGCTCAGTTTTAGTGATACCGCGGCGAGTGAATAACACCGGGCTTGTCTTAACATGCGTCATAAGACGGTTGTTATAAATTACGTGACGCTCGCAGTTAACGTCTTTGCTGTACTTCGCAATCGTCATTTCGTTGATGCCAGTTTGTCGGCATGTCTCAGCCATCGTGCCATATTCTTTAATCAGGTTCGGAATGCTGGTAATCATCCTAAGAAATTCCTCGTTGTCCACATCGCATTCGGATATTTATTATCGCGGTCCTGCACTACGGTAATCATGTTACCGCGTTGCACGAGGCAAAAGTGCCGCTGTTGCTCGCCGTTATAGCGCCGCCATATTGCTTCTTCGATTGCTGCGTTGATGTCACTGAACATTAATATCTACCCCGCAGAAATCCAACCAATAACCCAATGAAGTAACTAAGACCGACCAGACCAATAACCACCTCAAGACTCATACTCTCACCCCACTATCTCATCACCAAGCCACGCCGTTTCTCGTATATCGTCGACCACACAGGCGGCGTGCTCCCGGCTTATTGCAAAAATGTAGAAGCTGAACTTCTTCCCGTCGGCGTCGATGTGGTTAACCGAGTAGGGTTTCCATAGGACGCCATCAATAACTACCGGTTCAGGCGCTTTCATACCCATCACCAGAGACTTTGTTCAGGTTGAATCGGTTAATCAGTTCACGGCGTGTCTCATAGAGCGACTCAACCATTTGCTCAGCTACCGCGATTTTAGTATTAAGGACGTGCATCACGTGACCGATGTCTACGCCGCCGTTAACAGCCTCTACCATCATCTTTTCGTATTCGCGGTCAGTCATACTTTACGCTCTCCCCACATGCGATTGAGATACCTGTTCTTGTCCGGCCCCTGGAAACTGTTACGTTTCATCAGTTCCTCGCGTGTCGGGAACGGTGTGTGACTGACTTTACGGCCTACTCGTAATAGTTGGCTTACTTGACCTTGTTCGCTCATCACTTAACCTCAACATAATCGGTAGTAAGGAATACAATTTCGCCGTTAACAATCAAAAGCGGCGTATCTTCTAGGACACTTTTAACCTCTACAAAATACCCGCCGTAACTGTTATCTATAAACAGAACGTCTCCAGGTACTAAATCTGCGGCTAACTTGCTCATTTCTTCTCTCCTGCATAAGCTGCTTTCAGTGTCTGCATCGCGGCGAACCAGAACGCGTCCGCTGGAATGCTGTTGCTCAGGTTACTAACGGCGATACGTGCCATCAGTTGCGCGTCTTTGAATGCCTCGGTATCCGTGATTTTCATTGGAAATTTACGCATAGCAACCGGGTCGTTATCCATAGTCCATGCGATGCATTTAGCTTCAAGTTCCTCGGTTATTTCTACCGTTGATACGTTACTCATTTCTCTCTACTCCGTTCTCGTTGTCGATGGAGTAAATATAATAGGGTCGAAGGTAATAGTCAACTAGTCATTGCGGAAAATAGATAAAAAAAATCCCGGCTGGGTCAGGGCCGGGATAAAACTGGAGAGTAGAGGGATGAAGCAGGAGGTGATTTAAGTATCGTCGGATTAGTCTTAGGTGTCAACAGAGATTCTCCGGCACGCGTTACCGCACTTTGGCCCGACCTTGTTACGGGTCCGCGGGGGTGATGGTACCCGGGATGCCCTCAATGTTGTTTAATCTTCTGTTGCCGTTAGTCTATCAAACTACGGACAAAATAAAACCCGGATTCGCGGTCCGGGTTTCGGGTGGTGCAAGCACAAACAGCGTAGGGCTATTATTCCCCGTAACCCGCTTGCTCGTCAATATCGTCACGGGATTTAACCGGGTTGGTGAACTCTTGCAGTGCCATAACGGCCTCCATTAGCAAATACGAAAAACTTGGCCTAACCAGAATACTACACGTCCCAGTTCTCTTCCATCATTTAACAGCCCTCCCAATAGCCTCCGCCTCCTGCCACGGTTTACCGTCGAACAGCGCCAGACGACCAGCTACGCGACGGCGTAGGCCGAGCACAGGCTCGAGTTTACCGGTTTTCGGGTTGCGTTGGTTAATGAACTGACTCATCTTATGCCGTAAGGTTGTGATGTCCCCCTGCCGTAGCGCCTTACCAGTTCCAGTAGTAGCCGCAATCACGCCAGTCCCTGCGTTGAACACCAGGTCGACAACGGCATCAAACTGAGCCTGGGTCAGTGAGGGGTGCGCGACTTCATCGACTGCTTTCACCGCCCACTGCATATCACGGTTCAGTAACAGCAACCCCTGGCCTTCGGTAATCTTCTGGCCTTCGTACACATCCGGTCCGGTATGGCCCCAGCCTATAGTCCAGTATTTCTCGTTCTTTGTTGCTTTGTATGCAGTTCCGCGAAACTTCTCCCACGCCTTTTTGAACTGCAGCCCATTATCTGAAATATTTCGAGACACGCTTATATCCTCCGTACGACAACCACGCCTGACGAATCTGACGCAGCGCAACTAATGTGATTAACGTCTCAGGCAACGTTGGTGACACGCTGCCCTGTAACAGGTGGATACATCCGGCGGCGCAGACAATCACAGTCAGGATATAGAGCACACGCCCGAATAACCCGTCGTCCACGTGCCCATTATACACACTGAACAGGGACGAAGCGCCCATTGCCAGCATTACGACAAACCAGAATAGCTCAGTCATGAGGTCCTCCCGGGCGGGAAATATCGCCACCCGATACGATGCCAGAAAGGCGGGAATAGATAGGCATCCAGAGAATGGCAATGATGAATCCGAGGCCAGCTATCTCGCGCTCACCGGTAATACCGAACCATTGAGCGGCAAGAGGTGCACCGAAAATGGCACACGCGAAGCCGGTGAGAAGAAATACCAGTCCGTCGACTGGACCGGATATAGACTTTTTATGTTGTCTTAGTCCGACCAATCCACCGACCAGTGCGGCGGTGAGAAGCCACCCCGTCACTGTTTCAGTAAATTTATCCAAGATGAATCCTCCAGGTGCGTATTAAGTATGCAGTAACTGGAGGATAGCACGGTTAGGAATTATCTTAATAACGGTTTATTTATGTCTCCAGATGTATGGCCGTCTCTGCGGTTTCGTCGGAATATCATCATATCCCAGCGATTTCCAGTAATTAAATAACCGATTAGCGATAGCCGCGCGTTCCTTTGTTTTAAACTCACCGAGATTCACGGCCTTCCCGTTCTGGAATCCACAGGCTCGGATAGCTTTACGTCTGGCCTGAATCTCTGGGTACGGCACGTTACGGCGGCGCTTGTATATCTGAGTGTTTGCTCTCGGCGACAGCGGCGCAAGGCCGCTGCGTTTCAGGATGTCAGTTGCAAGGCTCATATTCTGAGAATCTCGCGGGCCATTTCTTCTGTAACTTTCGAACAAGGTTCGTACATTACCTGTTCAGCGAATTCACGTAACTTTGCTTCAAGTTTCAGATAAGCATCATACTCTACATAATCGCCGTATGCATACTCAGCCATCTCGGGCTCTGGCAGACCCCACGCTTTTACCTCATATCTCTGCGCCATCAATCCACCCCTTCCACACGTGTAACTGACCCGCAGTTCGCGCACTCGACGTAATCAGGGAACTGGTCTTTGTATTTCTGTAACTCGGCTTCGAGTTTCGCGTAGTCTTCATAACTTACGTACTCCCCGTTTACTTTGCTATCGAAGTGGCCATCTTCATAAAAGCCTTTGCGAACAGCCATAATTATCTCTCCTGTTTACCAAGTCGCTTAGGTGAGCAGATAGCGCGTACCTCTGAATCGTTGGGCTTGTCGCCCTGAAACAGAAAGTGCGCGTTCTCTGCGGCGCGTGCCGCTGACTGGCACGCCTCCATCGAGTAAAACGTTTCTGATGCCGCCAGTTGCATCTGGCCTGCGGTAAGTGTCCAGATAAATAAGATGCTGGTCACTACTTACGCGCCCCACAATTAAAGCAAACGAATCCACTTTTGCGTTTACTATATAACCAATTGTGCTCGCATTCCTGTGTGTCAATCTTGTATTCCACTATGTCTGCGTATGTTCCATCCCAAATCCACGACCGCTTTTCTGCTGCTACACTGTGTTTCGGCTCCTCCCCGTTGCGATACCGGATAAATACCATAGTCCCATCCGGCACAGGTTGTCGTGCGCCATAATGCGGCCTCCAGGCGTTGTACTGAGTATCTTCCTTACGGCAACCAGATTGCTCTGCTGCTATATAAGCGCCTACGTCACCCGTAGCTGTAGCCAACGCCTTATGCAACTCCTTAATATGTTCTGACGCATCACGTAACTGATTCTTAAGTGACTGCACCTCATGCGCCAGGCCTTCGCACTGGTTGTTATTTACCTGCTGCCGTAACTGGTCAATCAGGTACTCGAATACTTCGTTTTTATTGTTCATTTTTCTGTTGCTCCCGGTCTCTTTTTAACATTTCGTTGGCTTCCGCCGGTGCCTCTTTCCAGGTATCGAACTGGCGCCCGTTGCACACCCACGGAGCACCATTATAATTTCCTCTACGTCTTAAGTACCCGTACGATACTGCTTCTTTAAACGTCATATTCTTCACCCCTTTTCTCGTCCACCCTGACTAGAAGCGATTTAGTGTCGCCGTCGCACACCGAAGTGCTGCCCATCATTTCGTAAGCATCTACCAGTTCGCCTAAAGTCCAGCTACCGTACCAACCCATATCCTGTCTCTCCTCTCGTTTGTGTAAATGAATAGTAGCCTATTCTATCTTAGTGTGCAAGTAAATTTTATTGGTGTTTTAAAGATAATCGTTCACTGCGAATCCAGTAGTACCTCGGGCGTCGTACCCACTGACGCCATCGCATAACACGGTACTTGTTGCCGTCTGACGCAACAATAAGCCCGAATCGCTTTTCTCCGTTTCTACCGGTCCAGGTTACGATGTCATTCAGTTTCATTGTTGCATCTCCTGCAATAGTCGCTTCGATTGTTGCGTTTGGTGAAATAGAACAAAAATGAGAAAAATGATACGCTGCTGTGTAGCAGCGTAAGTCACTCAGTAAAATCCCAAACTATTGACCTGTTACACCACCTGTTACACCACCTGTTACACCACCTGTTACACCACCTGTT